TGTTTGCGGCACTGACATAGCCAGTAACTGTCAAACCAACCAAATCTACACCCAAAGATGCACCAATAACCATGTCACCCAAGGCGACACCAGCCACTGTTACATCATCTGTTTCACCAGCGCCATCAACTAATGAACCAGCATTTAAGGTACAAGTAACTGCCCAAGTGTCAGAGAACAAACCCCGAAACTGGTCATTACCACGGCGTGAAACTACTGCTGAAGCGGTTGCCATTTTGATTTCTCCTAGTTAGGTTAAAAAAGTCCCCCCACCGCTATTGCTAGAGATGGAGGGGACAACTGCAATTAGCTAGGAACAACTAGGGCGAACATGGAAGAAGACTTAGCCGCACCAACAGAAGCGGCACTACGCAAGGCGGCTACGCCATACAGAGTGTCACTTGTGAACAGTGTGGCAAGGTATTCTTGCTTGTATTGCACTTGTGAACGAACACCGACTTGTTCAACCAAGACCATAGAGTCTTTGTGACCCATCAAGCAGACACGGGCAATAGCAGAACCGCTAGTAGGATAAGCGGCTGTTGCAGATGCAGAGTCAGCATTGCTGGAGGTGAACACAGGGATACCATACAGATTACCGATTTCACCATTGCGGATAGCATCGCCATTACCAACAAATGCTTGTTCGGTGTAGCGAGCCAGACCCATCAGGGTGTTGCGGCTTGAGGGAGGAATCAGGAAGAAACGATTGTCCATAGGAGTATCGTTGTCATCCAAACGCTGAATGGTGCGGCGAATAGCGGCATCAGTCAGAGCAGACGCATTACCAGTGTTGGTGTTTGCGGTGTAATCAAACGCTGTAGTGCCGTCACCACCAATGTAGGCAGAGCCGTACTGAGCGCCAGTAGAACCACCATTAGCCAAACGACCCAACTGAACCAAGTCAGTATCAACTTGGCGAGACAAGGCGTAACCAGCATCAGCAGTGTAGAACTGACGCATAGAGTTCAGAGCCTGTGCCTCAACGATGTCCTCAATCAAGCGGCTATATTCATAGTGCTTGTTGATAGACACAGTGACTTCAGACTCAGTAGCGGCAATCAAAGTGACTGCTGTCTCAGCGGCTTTAGCAGAAGCTGAACCACGGGTAGGTGCAGGAATGTGAACAGTGTCACCTTTCTTGCCCTTAAAGTTCATCTTCATAACCAAGTTAGCTAAAACGAGGTTCTTTTTATAGGCGGCTACGATTTCATCTGACCAAATTTCAGGGATGAATGTTGCGCCTGTGGTGGTAGTAACTGAGTTACTAGGGGAAAATGATGTTGCCATTTGTGTACTCCAATAAGATCAAAAGTTAAGTTATTTGACCCTACCATCTGCATATGCTTGCAAAATTTCATCATGCAAGGCATCGTAGCGGTTCGGGTCAGTCATCTTCAGCCGAATAAGGTCTGCCCTGCGATAGACTCTCTTTCCAGACTCCCCACTGCCACCCACATCAACTGTCGCCGCCTTAAGGTTTGACTTGCGCTGAGTTTCCCCTGCATCATTAGTCTGTTTAGCCTTAACGCCACGCAACTGCTTATAGGTACTCAGCAATTCATTAGCACTGTCATAGTCAAATTCACCATCAGCTTTAGCGTACAAACCAATGCGAATAGGTGAAGATTTCACCCAATTTGCAAAGTCTGGGTCTTGAACAATCTGAGTGAAATCAGGGTGTTCTGACGCTAACTTTTGCTGAATTTGCATCTTTTTGAACTCTTGACCAGCTTGTCTAGCCGCAAGTACATCAGGATGGTTATCAACAGTCTTACGAACCGCCGCCTGTGGATTCTCAAAGAAATCTACTTCAGGTTCTTCCTCTTGAATAGGTTGAGGTTTACCAGCAAGGTTTTGCTTAATGAGTTCATCCGCTAGTTTGCGTACTTCACCCACCTCTTGAGCCTGTTTACCAATCAGCTTTTCAGCCTCTTGGTGCATCTTGATAATGTCTGACAACTCTTTACCCCGATACTTGTCGGGAATGTCATTACTCATCGGCTCTACAGTGGATTCAAGTTTCTGCTTTTCAACAGCTTCTAACTCACTTTGCATCTCGTCTGGATTGTCTATCAACATATTTTTCCTTTTTCCTGCCACTTTTGGGTTCTAGGATGACACAACGGCATAAATGCTTATGTTGCGGTTTTGCGCTCTTGCACCAACTTATCACGATGTTTCTTGTCAAATTTCATCCATGACGATGGAAAATGACCTGACCACCCCTCCAAGTTAATGCTTGGCGCTGAGATCGTGCGATTGGCTGAACCACCGCACTCACACTGAGTTGTTTGCGCCTCATAATCGCAAAACCTCTCAATTCTGTGTCCACTTTCGCAGACAAATTCATACATTCTTTTCATTCAATTCCTCGTAGGCTCGTTCACTGACCTCTTTCAAGGTTTTCAGCCAAGTCAAGATGGAAAGTTCACCTTTTTTGAACATTAAGGTCTTTTCATCAGGAATAACGCTTAGATTATTGAGTGACTCTATCATAATGTCAATATCTATAATTAAATCCTTCCAACCCTCCATCCCCATCATGTCGAATCTGGATTCGTAATACTTTTGTAGTTCAGGGGTCATGCCATAGCCGCTTTGATTGCGTCAGTGGTAGTTGCTGAATCAATGGCGGTTTGCATAGTTGCGTACTTGTCTCTTACGGCTTGCCTTGCCGCTTCTGCCGCTGTTGCTTCAGACGGAATGGTTGCCTTGATGTCCAATGGCGCAAATTCAGCAGATCGAGCCTCACTGCGCTTGTCGTGAGCAATGGTCTTGGCTTTGGTGATATTGATGGTGATGCTCATAATTGTCTCCATGTAGTTCCTTGGGCAATATGCCCAATATTGCTTCTTGATACAGAAAATTGACTTGCAATCTTGTTTTGACTAACTCCAGTTTTAAGCAATATTTTAATTTGCATAACTTTATCCTCATCAAGTTTTGTTGCACGTCTGTTTCTTGCTTGCTCTGTTACCGTTGCCCACCTGCAGTTTTCTTTTGAGTATCCCAAATCGTTGTTTATTCTTTCAATACTTAGGCCTTCAGGTTGAAAACCCATATCTTCAATAAACCCTTCAAAATTTTTCCACTTATCGCATACAGTTATTCCACGAGCGCCGTAATCCTTAAACGCATGATGAGATGGACTATGGCATCTGCGAATCATTGAATCCCATACGCGATATTGTTTTGATCTAGCCATGCCATGCTTTGTCCAAGAACACCCACATGATTGGGTTTTCCCATTTGACAAGTGTGTATGCTTAACTTCTTTTTTTGTGCCGCACTTGCAGACGCAAAAATACATTCTCTCCCCCCTTGTAGCATGGCTAAATGATTCTCCAACAAACCATTTACCTATTGTTTGGCCTGTTAAAGATAACACTTTTATTCTTGCCATGACCACGCATTCCTAAAAACTCGGTCTGTTGGAATGTCAGCCACATCCACAATCTTATAAGGCTTGCCAGCAGGAACATCCTTGGCGGCAATTTCCTCAATGGTTAAACCGCATTCAGCGGCTGGAACAATAATGGCTACACCATCGTCTGTTGGGTAAATAATTCTTTGGTTCATGATTACTCCTTATTAGCGGAAGATGGCAACCATTACATATGCGCTATCTGCCGCTGTTCCACCAGAATTGGCTGTTATCAATTGGGCGCTTGATACTGTCGGGGCTGTCGTGTCAAATCTAAAAGTAAGTTCACGGGTTGCGCTATTTCCCCCTGTGTTGCCTACAGCCGTGTAATTTGCATCCGATATAGAAGTCGTGAAGTTCACTGTGTAAATACCTGTTCCACCATCAGTGATGTCTGTCACATTACCACTTCCACGAATAGCAACAGTTCCTGTGCCATTAAAGTTTACCCAAGCCCTTGCAAAATAAAGTGGTGCAGTACCTGACACAGTTGCAACCTGTGCTGAGTCAATGTTTGGAGTTGTAAGTGTTGGGCTAGTTCCAAAAACCAAAGCACCTGAACCAGTTTCATCAGTAATAGCAGAAGCTAAATTTGCAGATGATGGAGTTCCTAACCAAGTTGCAACACCTGTTCCCAATGATGTAATTCCAGTACCACCATTAGCAACTGGTAAAGTTCCAGTAACTTGAGAGGTCAGGCTTACATTTGATAATGTTCCACCTAATGTTAAATTTCCACTTGATGTAACAGTACCGCTTAAAGAAATACCATTGACAGTACCAGTTCCTCCAACCGATGTAACAGTTCCTGCATACTGGTCATTCGATGTAATCGTGAAGTTAGGGTAAGTACCACTGATTGAGGTAGTACCAGCACCAGTTAACGCAACAGTTTGATCTGGTGCAGAGTTGGTGATTGTGAAGCTAGGATATGTGCCACTTGTGCTTATTCCTGTGCCAGCAGTCAACGCAACTGTTTGGTCAGGCGCAGAATTAGTGATAGTCACAGCACCAGTACCGCTAGATACAGATATTCCTGTACCAGATACAGCAGAGGTAACGCCTGAGTTAGCAATAGTGATAGAACCAGCACCTTCAGTGATGCTGATGCCTGTGCCATCAGTTAGTGTGTGCTTTTCCCACAGAGATGTTGACTCGTTATAGATCAACACTTGACCATTTGTAGGATTCTGAGCCGACACATTGTGCAACTCATCCATCTCATAGCCGTTCTGTATGCGAACATACAAACGACCATTGCCGCTGTTGGCTCTCTCAACTACACCAATATACACAAGGTGATTAGGCGCATAAGGTTTTGTAGCAGTCAAAGAACCCGCTGTAGAGCCAAGATACAACGTATCTCCTGCTGTATATGAACCAAGATTCAATCCATCTTGCACACCTTGGCAAAGAATCAATCCAGCTTGACCAGCGGCAATATCTTCAGCACAAAGTCCCAAAGTCTTAGCTGATGTTGCATCCCCTGTGTTGTATGCCAATTTGACCGACACACGATCACCTTGAGCCGCATACATATAAACAGCTTGACCCTTAGTGATGGTTATTGCTTCATCATTTGTTGCATACGCATACAAAGTTTGACCAATATCAGCGGCAATATCAGCAGTCAAACCAACAGTAAGAGTCTCTTGAGTTGAATCCCAATACAACTTGCCAACAGCATTCGTAACAGTTGCACCAGTATCAAACTGGATGAAGTCAGGTGATGAAATACCACCCGTCACCGCTGTCATTGATGTGATGTTGTCGTTAGCACCAGCAGTAGCCCAACTTTGGTCAATCTTCTGCCAAACAGTACCATTGAAAACTAACCAATCCCCTGCTTGCCAATCTGTAATGCCATCCAAATTAGTAGAACCAGCAACAGAAACAATGTAGTAGTAGCCACTTGATCCAGTGCTACTTGCCAATGTAGGTGTATTAGTCGAGGCATTCCATGTACCCTGATATGTCAGTCCACTGCCACTGACAGTAGCCCAAGACAAGGCAGAACCATTGGTGGTTAAATACTTACCCGCATTCCCTGTCTGGCTAGGAATCAGGTTGTCAATCTGAGTCTGTAATGAGGCTAGAGTATCAAGTACATACTGAGAAGTGCCGCCACCATTAGTAATGACTTTGATGGATTCAGCGAGATCAGGAGCAACAACTTCACCAACATTAAGTTCAATCCCTGAAGACAAAGAGATAATAAGTGAACCATCAAAGTCAATACGAGCAGAGGTGACAGACACACCATCAACAC